CATCTCCCAAGATTGCATGCTAAAGTCCCACCCTGAAACGTCAGCTTCACATGGATTTACAAACTGTTGAAAATGATTATACAATTTCACTAGTGAATCATCATCCAAGCCCATACCAGGCTTGGATGGTAATGCACTCCAGTTCTCAATCTCCAGTTTATTTTGTCTAGAATACAACACCCGTTCACACAACTGGTCTACCAACGACACACTACATATCAGTCTAAGTCTACCAGTTTGAACCTTAACCGGGTTATGCGGCTCATTCTTAACAAACAAACGTACAGGATCACAATAGCCCAACTGGACCAGTTGCTTAGCATTACACGGCATTTCTTTATTAGACGCCAATAACCTAAGCCGGTGCGCAACTAATGTCTTCAGTAACTCAGGATAAACTCTGAGAACATCTGCATTAGTGGCACAACCCATTGCAAGGAAAGGCATACCAGGTTGAGAATCACCCTGTAAAGCAGAAACAGCTGACTCATAAGACACATCAAAACCTCTAGCGTTAAATCTTCCACTATAAAACGCCAAAGGAATTGCAGCCTTAGGATACCACGACATCATCTTTTGAGTTGCCAAGGTCAAATCTGGCGCAGCAACTGAAACATGGGAATTTGATTGATAAATCAAAGACCTCAGTTCAGCTTCTGCACCACGATTCGGCCAGCTCCATCGGACAATGTCCTGAGCCATTTGGGTTGATATCCGTACTCTTTCGTCAAGCGAGCCACCTGCCGCTTGCTCAGATAATATTGACTTAAGGGCCTGAATTGCAGGGGAAGTTCGTGTAACTCCGGGTTGCGCAAGATGGAATTTTGTTTTGCCTGCAAAATAAAGTTCCAAACCTGCTGCGGCACCGGGTATAGAGCCAATATTGGTATCATCTTCCTCTCGCCCAGACTGTTGTTGGAACCACCTAAGGAGGGTTTCCCCATCCTGCCAGACTGTTGATGGCGGCCGGTCCTCGGGTCGGTGCCCATCAGGTTTCCCTTCTGGCCACTTTCCTTTCTCCTCCGCCGAGCAATAGCATGTCGGTGGTTATGAGTCTGATGCGATGCATTGCAAATACCACACTTGGTAGTGTTAACTAATACGCTCTTTCCATGGGTAGGCCGAGCACTTAAGTGCTTCCTCTCATCACTTCCCTTAACTACAACCCTCTTTAAGGTGGTCGAGGGGAGAGAAGGGGCCGCCACTGTCGGAGCAGTAGTAACCAACACCTCTTGATAAAGACTACCCCCGAGCTTAGGCACATTAGTCTCAACCTTCACAGGCTGATTCACATGCCCAAAACTGGGTTGCTGCGAAACCTTACACTGTGGAGCAGGTGGCTTCAAGAGTACTCCTCTCTCATCCTCCTCTCCCCATCGCTTAATCTCCTTATATCTCCCAAGAGACTTTACTTGCATAAGTATAGGACTCTCAGTGACATAAAGGGATCTCGCTTCCGCTGCCAATTCCTTATTATCCAAGCGTGTTTCAAACAACTCATCATATACATCAACGTTCCTAACCTTGCCAACCAACACTCTCATCCAGAGAGCTGCATGTTCAAGATCTTCAAACTTATCCGGCTCCCTAGCTAACAGTGCTTTAGCACGGTCAGTATGCTTCTCATATAATTCAACAGTTGAGTCCAATTGCTCAATGACATCTTCATCACTAGCCCCACGACCCTTAGCTGTTTTAATCAGTTCCTTAATTTCATATTTGCTCTCATTGGATATATCAGCTGTATCAATAGACTGTATTTTCTGTCGTAAGACATCACGTGGAGTTACACGCCGATCCGTAACAATAAACCTCCTAGGTCCACCATTGGTACTGGCGCTACGAACGGCCAATCTCTTGACCTCTTTATCACGCTTATCCATGTACTCAATGGCTAACACATCAGAGGCATCGTACCGACCATCCTGTACATCCTCTAAATCGTCTTCGACATAATATAGCTTAGCCATATCTTCAGACTCACCACGCTTGTACCGGAACAATAATGGTGCAATAACGGTTCCATAATTGTTACCCAAAAGGGTATTCCTACCCCGATGTATACCAACAACAGAACCATCAATAGCACACATAGGCGTCCCTGACCAAGTATCAATGGTTGAAGAATAATGGACCCACTCCATGGCATCAGTTGACGAAACTTGGGCCTGTCCTGAACTACGGCACAAAACACCGTCAACATAACCATGCATTGAGACCAACTGGCTTACTTTGCAAATATGCGGTGAAAATTTTAATTGTCGTATACCTAACTCCGAGTTAACACTAGTAGGTACGCTAAAAGCTACAAAATCCAACATAGTTGGTGACGAAAACATAACTGGCTCATCTAACTCAATTTGTAGCGATTTTTCCTTATGCTGAATAGTAACAACTTTAGACTTTAGTTTGTCCGAACGATCATACAACACATGAGCAGCAGTCCACAACAGACACTCAAAGCCCCTTTGACAAGGCGTTGAGGCGAAGAATCCCATGCCACCCACACCATCACGAGTCAACAACACTAGCCCTTTCGGCCAATCATGGACTGATATCAT